CTTCTGAATAATCAAAAGCCTAAGGCGCATAACGGAGAAATCTATGCTTGTAATAACGTAAATATTCAAAATATATTTTAATATTTCTAAAAATAATTTTCCGGTTCATAATCAAACAACAGTCAAATAAAGAAATCTAATATTATAAACCAATTAACAATAATTCAATCTAAAATAACAGTAACCAGTCAAACAAAATACAATCTATCCATACAAAAATAATCAATACAAGTCAAATGCAAGTTGCATAATATCGAATATGATAATTAATATAATTTTGCATTATCGATAAACGACTAATTTGCGATAAAATGAAATATAAACAGAAACGAGGTTAAGATGATATTATCACAAGAAGTAATTGACAAGGCAATAATACCGTCGAGCACTCAAGAAGAAAACAACGAATGGCAAACGATATTCTCGGCAGGTACGCACAAAGCGGCGGACGGTCAAGAATACACTTACACAGAAAGCGATCTCGAAACAATCGCTACTAAATACAATTCACAGGACGCACACGAAGCACCGCTCGTTATCGGGCATCCAAAGAACGACGCACCAGCAATGGGATGGATTGAAGGATTAAGACGGGTAAAAGATGTATTACAAGCGAAATACCGTCAAGTGGACGCGGACTTCAAAACCGCAGTCAATGCCGGACGCTTTAAAAAAGTTTCCGTTGCTTTATATCCTGACCTTATGCTTAGGCACGTTGGTTTATTTGGAGCGGGTATTCCAGCAATAAAAGGATTGGGAAATCACCAATTTGCTGAAGGCTTGGAATACAACGAATACGAAACGGAGTTCGCAGAAATAGGAATCGAAATTAAAGACAATAATACAGAAAATGAAAATTTCAATAATCAAGGAAAAAAGAATATGACTTCCGATGAAGCAAAAACATTGCTAACTTGGGCCGAAGGTGAGAATTTCACACCGGAGCAAATCAGCGCGTTAACCGGTCAACTTAAGAAGATGGTTGACGAAGCCGCAAAACCAGCGGACAAACCAGCTGATACGCCTCCAGTAGATAGCCCACCAAAATCAGAATTTAGCGAAACTGCAGAATACAAAACTATGAGGGCAGAAAAAGCCGCATCAGATAAACGTATTTTGGAATTAGAAAAGAAACAACAGGACGCAGAATTTAATGAGGCGTATGGTGAACTTATTCAAAAAGGAAAATGCATACCAGCTCAAAAAGGAATGTATAAATTGTTATATGACAATTTAGATACTACAAAACAAGTTGAATTTAGTGAAGGTGAATCAACAACTGCAAAAGATTTAGTTTTCAAACTAATCGAGGAAATGCCAAACTTAGTGGAATTTTCTGAATTTGCAGATAGAAACAAAATCGACAAAAGCGACGACTTAGCCGCTCAAACCGAATGGATTAAAAACCACGACAAAAACAACAAACAAGGAAAATAAGAAATGTCAGTTGAAAGAGATTATGGCGTAACAGCCTTGACAACGATGGCATACTTACCCGATATATTTATCGGATTAGCAGAAGCCAAAGAACAAAAAGGAATAATCATTGCAGATACCCTCGTTTTAAAAAGAGGTGCAATGTTAGCAACTAAAAGAGAAGGTACAGTAGTAACACCAACCGTTGGAACAACCATAGGAACCGGCAACGGTGTATTAACTATGGCAAATCCGGCATACGGTACAGGCGTACAAGACGGTAGCTATAAAGTAGTAATTATCGAGGGTACAGTTGACGCAGTGCAAGCAAGCCCTTACGTACCAGCTCACGACGCAGTACCAGCAGTAGAAGCAGTTGTAGCAGTTGCGGCAAAACCTGGAACATTCCAAGTAGAAATGCCAGACGGTACAATCGAAGCAACCGGAAAAATCGGTACAGCTTATAATAAAACAATCAAGTTTACATTAGCCGACGGATCAGCAAACTTCATAGCAGGTGATGAGATTGAAATCGACGTTGCAATTAGCGCAGGCGATGGATTTTATTATCTATACGATGACCAAGCGACAAACGGATTAGAGGATTTAAAAGGTATATTAGAAGAAGATATTGATTGCACAAACGGATCAATTATTTCTTCGATGTATGTAACGGGACAATTCAATAAAGACGCTCTAAGCGCAACAAGAACAGTAAGAGCCGGTACTTATAACGGTGGATGTATAACAATCGCGGGGGAAATATAACATGAGCGATATGATAAATATGTTTGAGAAAAGAAGTTTAACGAATGCCTTAGAACAAAAAATTGTTTTAGAACCTTGGTTATTTAACTTAGTATTTTCTGGACAAAAGGAGTTTCACGTTACTGATACCGTGGACATTGAAATATATACTAATACTACAAAATTAGCGCAGTTTGTTAGCCCGACTGAAAAAGCCCTTGCTATAAAAAAAGGCAGTCGCAGGATTGAAACTATTCATATTCCACGCACGTGGGAAAAGAAAGTTTTTACAACTGAAGAATTATTGCGTTACCAACAGTTGGGTGAAATTTGGGTAAGCAATGCCGCTCAAAGAACCGACGCCGCAAACACAATGATTTTGCAAGAACTTGAAGACTTGAAAAATCGTATTTATAACAGATTAGAGCAACTAACTTGCGAAGCATTAAGCACAGGCGAAATTCATATCAACCAAGATAATATTGAATTTGCTTTAAAATATGGATTCATTAATACTGTCAATTTGAAAACTTTGTTAGGAGCCGCACTTTGGAGCGCGTCAACTTCAAATCCGTTAAAAGATATTAGAACTTGGAGAGGTCAAATGATGAAAACATCAGGACGCCAAGCAACTCATTTAATTTTGGGTTCCGACGCCGCCGCTGCTTTTGTTGATAACGTTGCAGTTATGAAAGCATTAAACAACTTGAATTACAAAGTTGGTACAATGGATATGAACCAAAGCCCTACAAACGGCGGTATATTTATTGGATCGCTTGCAGGTGTTCAAGTTTACGAATACAATCAACAGTATATGACAAACGCAGGTGTATTGACCGATATGATACCAACAACCGGAGCTATTTTATTAGCAGTAGGTCATCCGGGCTTTAGAACTCATTACGGTGCAATGGCTCGTATTATGAATTCTAAAGTACAATTAATCGGTGGTGAAATGTATATTGAAACTGATACAAACGACGACAAAACAGTTCTTGAATGGAAAATTGAACAAAAATCAATGGTTGCTATTCACGAACCGAATGCTGTTATTTCAGCAACTGTAGTATAGGAATAAACTATTATGTATTGCACAGTTAATAATATTGTTGACGCACTTGATACGCAAACTCTAATCGAGTTAACAGACGATAACGCAACGACCGTAGATACGGTGCTTATTCAAGATAATATTGACGACGTGTCAATACAGATAGACGACTATTTACGCGGGCGGTACACTTTGCCGCTCGCAAATAGTCAACCGGTATTAAAAGATATAGCAGTTGAACTTGTAAGGTATAGATTATACAGACGCAGGAATATTCTTACAGATACAATAAAAGGACTTTACGAAACAGCAGTACAAAATTTGATATTAATCCAAAAGGGGGTGATCACTCTATCCGTACCATCCGGAACTTCGGTACCAACTCCGTATTTAGTAGAAGAAAAAAAACCAGTAATTTCGCAAACTTTATTAGACAATTTTATAAAGACATAAATGCTTACGTTAACAGAAATAGAAAATCGTATATTCGAAAAATTAGTTACAGATATTACAGACGTTTCGGTTGTAAAATATCCTGACGATTATTTGAACTATCAATTAACACATCCAAAAGGGGCAGTTCTTTTGAAGTACGACGGGGAGCAGGATAACGCGCCAAATGTAGCGGCTCAATTTGCATTACAGACCTTCACGATTACTGTTATAAGTAAATCATTAAGAGTTAATACCGGAGCGTATGATATTATAGACCAAGTCAGAATGAGCTTAACAAATGACTTGTATATCAACAATCAAAGATTGTATGTATTAAATGTTATGCCGCTCGGAGCAGTCGAAGGCAAATGGTATTATGAAATGACTTTTTTGTTACCGGTAATGCGGTTATTAGGTGAATAATTTAATTAATAAACAGGACATAAAATGAGTGAAGGATTATTAATAGCAATAATTTCAGTAGTAGCAGGATTAATTTACCTTTTATTGGCAAACAAAATAAATAGAGCAAATTCCAAAATAGATAAACACGAACTTAAACATGAAGAGTTAGAAGTTAAAATAGGAAACATACCAGATAAAGCCTTTTTGGAAGAATTAAAAACCGCAACCGAAGTACACGAAAATGAATTATCAATGCTTAGAGTTTTAAAATTGCCAGATATGAATACTAATTTAATTGAAATAGGTGTGTATGTAAAAAAGCATGAAAAAGATATTTATGGAATGAACGATAAAATTGATGTTAAGTTTGACAAATTGGAATGTAAATTTGATAAACTATCTGCAAGATTTGATCTAATGTATGCTCACGTAAACAAAAACACTAACTCGGTAAATGATTTAGTACAAACTTTAAAAGATATGAACAAAATATGAACACAATAATCATAATATTAATAGCAGTATTTTCCTACGTAGTAATTAACTCCGTAGAAAAGTATTTATTAAAAGATGAAGGCAAAGATGTATAAGAAATTTGTCGTAAAATGCGACCCGAGAATAGTAGAATTACTTCCAAAGGTTTTAAAAAGCCAAGTTGGGATTGTAGAAAAGCCAAAGAATAGCAACCGAGGTACAGAAGTAGAGCAGTATCTTAAAGCCGCTCATTTAGCACCCGGAAACCCTTATTGTGCGTCTTTAATCGTATGGGGATATAAAGAATGCATACGAGCATTAAATCTTAATAGGGACGTTTATATGCCCTTCCCAAGTCAAGGGAACGCTAACAAGTTCTTTGATTATGCAAAATCTTTTAAAAAAGAAGTTTTGCCGAATCCAAAAGTCGGCGATTTGATTGTATGGCAAAATCCTTTTAAACTATATTCCGGTCATATCGGCTGCATAGTAGCAATAAATGTACCTACAGAAAAAATGCCGTCAGGAGACCCCAATTGCATTTTAACAGTCGAAGGGAATACAAGTTCAGATGACAAAGGGAATCAACGCGACGGCGGTGGAGTGTACCTTAAAAAGCGTTATTTAAACAAGCCGCTCAGTTCAACTTTAGTAATACGCGGATTGATTGGTTATTCAAATGAAGTAGATATTTAATTATTTTTATAAAAATTAGGAATTAAGAAAATGGCAGTAGTAATAATTGACAGACCACTATTTGATGAAGTGGAAAAATTCGTTTCAGATAACGGTGGATTAAATACCCCATTGGGTTTAAAATTAGAAGCCAAAAGGCGTGAACTTTTGGAAATGAATATTGATAATACTACAAAATTAATCGGGAACGATGCTGTTGAAGTAATCAATATAGTTAAAACAATTATGGCAGACAAGAAATTCACTCTTGGTGATGTTCCTGAAGCTTGGAATTTAATGATTTATATTATAAAAATCGCAGGCAAAATAAGTTCATTAAAAGGCGAATTATCTGATTTGTCAACTGAAGAAATCCAATACATAGTAAATGAATGTATTGAATTATATCAAAGTATTGATAAACAAAAAGCCGCCGCTAAATTAGTTGGTCCCTTACCAAAAGTATAATGAGATTAAAATGGACTGGTTAAAAAACATATTTACATTTATCAAAAGTCCGATAGGCAGCTTAGCGATAAGAATGATTATACCATTAACTAAAATGGGTATTAGTTGGACGCCGACAAAAACCGATGATTATTATTTGGCAAAAATAACTTATGAAATAATCGAATCACAATGTTATGCAAAACAGATTATTGGTATTCCACTAACAGAGCAAGAACAACTTAGCTTACAGATTGCAAAAGATAATTTGGATTGCGCTCACAAAAGAATGGTAGATTACAATTTGTCAAAGAACAAAAAAAACGAAGACGCAAAATAATGAACTGCAGAAAAAAAGATAGCGATGGCAAAGAAAAATTAGGAACCGTGGACTTGGTAGATATAAGCGACGGAGTTCTTACTGCACCTAATATCGGAGTTGATCCGTCAACTTTTGACGGTAATTTGGTTACCGAGTTGACGGACTTATTTTCTATATTAGAAATTATTGATAATTTGGTTTTAGGTGACATTAACGTTCCACAAGTTCAAAGCGATTGGAACGAAACAACTAATACTGAAGTTGACTATATTAAGAATAAACCAACAATACCTGTGGCACAAGTTAATTCAGATTGGAATGCGACGACAGGGCTTGCTAAAATATTAA